GATATGTTAGTAGCTGGGCGAGCGAAGGAGTTAGTCAGTTGCTTGTTCGATGCTAGGGAGTACAGACCAGACGGTATCGTAAACGGTAAGGAGTTGTGGGATGTTATCGCTGACAAGCAACACAGTAAATCTATACCTTATCCGTATGCTGGACTGAACGAGCTGACACTTGGGCTGAGACAAGGAGAACTTGTTACTGTGTGTGCTGGCAGTGGTATCGGTAAGTCGTTGTTTTGTAGAGAGATAGCACACCACATCCTCGGACTAAACGAGAAGGTAGGATACATAGCTCTTGAAGAAAGTGTACGACGCACAGCTCTTGGCATCATGGGCATCCACATCAACAAACCGATACAAGTGAGGAGGTACTGAGACCAGCGTTTGAAGAGACGGTAGGTAACGGGAACTTCTACACTTACGATCACTTCGGCTCGATGGATAGCGACAACTTACTAGGTAAGATAAAGTACTTGGTTAAGGGGTACGATTGTAAGTGGATATTCTTGGATCACCTATCGATTGTTGTTAGTGGTATCCAAGGGGACGACGAGCGACGATTGATCGACAACACCATGACCAAGCTACGCAGTCTTGTTGAGGAGACGGGGTGTGGTATGGTACTTGTATCTCACTTGAAGCGTGTTGATAGTGGACACGAAGAGGGAGGACGAGTAAGTCTGCACCACCTAAGAGGTAGCCAAGCAATCGCACAGCTATCGGACATGGTGATCGGTCTGGAACGTAACCAACAATCAGAAACAATAAGCAACGAAACACGAGTCCGAGTACTGAAGAACAGATTCAGCGGACAGACAGGACACTGTGACACTTTGTATTACAGCGGTGATACAGGTAGATACACTCCTGATGTGTTCAAACCAACTAATGATGAAACCAATAACCCATTCTAAGAAATGAAAACACTATTCTTTGATATAGAGACCAACGCCATTAACGATTGGTCCACCTACTCAGACCTTCACACCGTCCACTGTCTGTCTATCTACGACCCAATGCTTCCTAAGATGATGACATTCCACGGGGAAAGTATAGAGCGTGGATTACTAGAGCTACAGAAAGCAGAGCGTATCGTCGGACATAACGTCATCGACTTCGATATACCAGCACTCAAGAAGCTGTACGGTTTCTCACCACCACTGATTAAAGTATTAGATACACTTGTTGTTAGTCGATGTGTGTTTCCTGATCTACGGAATGATGACTTCGGACGGAACGGATTCGATAAAGCACTCGTTGGTAGTCACTCGTTGAAAGCGTGGGGACATCGGATAGGTCAAGCAACGAAGCTGACATACGGAGAAGAGGACGGAGCATTCGATGAGTACAACGATGAGATGCGTAAGTACTGTGAGAGGGATGTTATCGTGACGCAACTCTTGTATGACTATCTGTTTGGTCAGAGTCCTAGTCGTGAAATGATAGCGATAGAACACTGGTTCAAGTTTGTTATCAGTATGCAAGAGCGACACGGGTTTAAGTTTGATCTTGATAAAGCAGACGTACTGACTGCCAAGCTTATGGGTATTCGAGCAAAGCTGACCACTGACTTACAGAACGCTTGGAAACCAACAAAGATGGAGATGAAGAGTCCCGCTGGTTGGTCGTTAAGAATTGAAAGAGAAGATGGTGTAGAAATTATCAATCGTAAGACAAAGAACGAATTGAAGCAGGAGCTAAAGAGTCGAGGGTTGAAGCAGACGCTAGTCAAAGAAGCAGTGAAGACTGGCAACGCAGTGAAAGAGATACCGTTCAACCCCGGCAGTCGTAAGCAGATCGCTGAACGATTGATGGGTCTTGGTTATGAACTACCCACTGAGAACGACGGTGTATCTTATAAGGTAGATGAATCTGTATTACGTGGTATCGACCACCCTATAGCTGGAGATTTGTTATCGTATCTACTCGTACAGAAAAGACTTGGTCAGTTAGCAGAGGGTCAACAAGCTTGGCTCAAGCTACAAAAGAACGGAGTGATACACGGTAGAGTAAATACCAACGGTGCAGTCACTGGTAGATGTACACACCAAACGCCTAATGTAGCACAAGTACCTAGTGTACGAGCTGAGTTCGGATCGGAGTGTCGTGAGTTATTCAAAGCACGTAACGGTTACAAGTTAGTAGGGTGTGATGCATCTGGACTTGAGCTTCGTATGCTTGCACACTACATGGCATTCTATGATCGAGGAGAGTACGCTAAGATCGTTACTGAAGGAGATGTACACACCGTCAATCAAAAGGCAGCAGGACTGGAGACACGTGACCAAGCTAAGACATTCATATACGCTTTGTTGTACGGAGCAGGTGACGAGAAGATAGGTAACATAGCAGGTGGTAACGCACAGCTCGGACAACAACTAAAGCGTAAGTTCTTCAGCAGTCTGCCAGCACTCGCTCGTCTACAAGCTGATGTACAACGAAAGGTAAAGCACGGCGGAGAACTGAAGGGTCTTGACGGACGCATCCTACCGATACGCAGTAGTGAATATGTTATTACAATCGGCTGGTGCTGTGTGTATGAAAGTAGCGTTGATCCAACTGTTTCATTTACTGAATGGATTGAGGTGGCAACACGGCAGAGAGTACGCATTTGTAGCTAACATACACGACGAGTTCCAAGCAGAAGTAGTACCCGATAAAGCAGAAGTGTTTGGTAAGTTAGCCGTTGAATCAATACAACATGTAACTAAACAACTGAAGTTGAATGTACCGTTAGACGGTGAGTATAAGATCGGTAACAACTGGAGTGAAACACATTAACAATGACAGAGATAGAATATGATATGTACACTACCCTTGCGAATGTCTATGATACACAAGACCTTACAGTTAACTACGACTGGAGACAACAATACAACGATAAGATGCCAAGTTCAAATGCACAACGGATCGGAGCGATAGCTGAGACACGTTTTATAGCAGAATGTTTAGAGCGTGACTTCGAACCACATACCCCCACAACGCCGATGCCTTGGGACTTCATTGTTACTTGTCCAGCAGGAGACTTAAAGGTACAAATCAAAAGCACATCTGTTAAAGCTGGAACATTCTATACAGTTAATGCTGGATCAGGAACTACACAGAAGCTACACATATCAAACGATGTAGATGTAGTAGGTGTGTATGTATCACCTATTAAAATGTGGTGGATGATACCCCGTAAGTTAATAGAAAGTAAAACAATCAAGCTATCTCCCGAACAAGCAAGCCGATCTAAATATAAAAAATACCAAGAGAACTGGAGTATATACTATGAGTAAAACCAAAACAACATTACTGATTGATGCAGATGTATTAGCGTTTGAAGCGTCAGTAGTAGCAGAAGAATCAATCCAATGGAAAGACGAACTGTGGACTGTACACGCAGACATGGCATTAGCTAAAGCTCGTGTTATCAATCGCATCGTAGAGTTCCAAGAGAACTTAAAGACAGAGAATGTAGTGCTGTGTCTGAGTGACCGTGCGAACTTCCGTCGTAAATTAAACCCAGACTACAAAGCAAACCGCTCTAAGTCTCGACTGCCCATCATCTTACGACAAGTAAAGCAGTGGATCATCGACGAGTTAGGTGGTGTGTTGTGGGCGAACCTAGAAGCAGATGATGTTATATCTATATTAGCTACCGATAAGGCAATGGATGAAGAGACTATCGTGGTTAGTATAGACAAAGACTTCAAGAGTGTACCCGGTATCTTCTTTGATTATAACAAGGGAGAGTACCACCAACCAAGTGAGGAAGAGGCTGACAACTATCACTTGATACAAACTATAGCGGGAGATCATACGGATGGATACAGCGGAGTACCCGGCGTGGGTGTGGTGAAAGCGGAACGGATACTGGAGAAGGACGGATACACATGGGAGACCGTTGTAACATGTTACGAGAAAGCAGGACTCTCTGAACAAGACGCATTGATGAATGCATGGATGGCACGACTCCTACGCAGTGATAACTACTGCTTCAGAACAAACACTATTAAAAAATTATGGATACCAAAGAACTACCAAACCAAGGATATACTAGAGATTTCTCAACAGGGGCTAAGCGTGACGGGGATGATGGACGGGGACGACCCAGCCTTATTCCTCCAGTCGCCCTTCGCCGTCTCGCAAAAAGATTTGAAGATGGCGGAAAGCTTTACGGAGACAACAACTGGAAACGAGGTTTCCCTCTAAGTAGATTATATGACTCGATGTTTAGACATTTGTTGGGGCTGGCTGAGGGGGACAACTCTGAAGACCATGCGGCTGCTATCTTGTGGAATGCTTCGGCTTGGTGCTGGACTGAAGAAAAGATTAAAGAGGGAAAGCTCCCGAAAGAACTGGACGATATAGGATATAGAGATGAGTGAACCACTTAAAGCGGACGGGTTTGATGATGCAGTTATCGGTACTTGTTATAACACAGGACGGATAGTGTATTCAATCGAGCGTATGTTAGTTATACTTATGGAGAGAGATGAGATGAGTATGGAAGATGCTATGGAGTATTTTAGTTTTAATATAGGCGGTGCTTATGTAGGTGAGATGACTCCTATGTATGTATGGACCGAAGATGAAGTAGAGTTATGAATGAAGAAATAGTATTACCCGCTCTGTCTCAGGACTTAATCAATAAACTTGACAAACTATTCCCAGATAAATGTCCACTGTTGACAGACCCTGAAAGGGAGGTATGGTATAAGGTAGGACAAAGAAGTGTAATTAATTATTTACAACAGACTTACGACGACCAACTAGAACAAGATATAGTAACTAAACAAGTACAGAAATAGCCATGTGTTTTGCATCATCGCCTCCTCCACCGCCGCCTCCTCCACCACCTCCACCTCCTCCTACCGCTACTGCTGAAAGAGTTGAGCCAGCACGAGCAATGGCAAGTACGGCAGCTAAAAGGAGAACTGGAACTCGTAGATTAACTGCTACCCGTCGTCCTTCTCTCAGTATGCAAGCTGGACAAAGTGGTGTACAATTACCTTCGTAACCATTATATAAAGATATGATTAGTTTAGATAAGAAGACGTTGTTAAGCAACGCTACGGGAACAGGGTCAGGGACTGAGTTCAATACGGAGCGTACAAAGAGTTGGACATTTATAGTTGAGACTTCTGTTGCAGGAGCAGCTACGATAGATATTGAAGCGTGGATCGGTGGAGCTTGGCATGTTATTCACAGCCAAAGCGTTACAACAGATGGATCATTTATGATTCGTGATGACCACGGACACTACGAAAAGTTAAGAGCTAATGTCAGTGCTTACACAGCAGGTACTCACAGTGTATATGCTACTGGTTCTGTCGCTTCTCTATAAATATGTCTATCACCTTCACATCAGGTTTCTCTAAACCATCAGCTATCCTAGATAAGCCGGGAAATTTAGAACGACCTGAGTTTGGAACACTGTATGGATTTGATGCACCACCGCCACCAGTTGTTGGAGTTGATGGAGCTATTACTACCGAAGCAAGTGAGCCATTGACAACAGAACTAAACGAAATATTATTATTTGAACCCGCTTAATACTCATGGCTAATAAAAAGATAACAGAGCTGACCGAAGAGACCAGTCCACAGGGAGCCGATTTACTCGCACTGGTAGACGACGTATCAGGTACACCTACCACAAAGAAAGTAACCGTTACCAATTTAATGGGACAAGCTCCCGTTCAATCAGTTGCTGGACAGACCGGAACCGTTACCGTATCGGCTGGTGATTTAACAGACGGTAACTTCGACGGAACTGCTATTGAAGGATTCGACGCTTCGATCAACGATCAAACAGGAACCACCTATACATTGGTAGCTGGGGACAACGGTAAAGTAGTAGTGTTAGACAATGCTTCTGCTGTAACTGTCACAGTACCAAGTGGTTTAGGAGCTGGGTTTAATTGCAGCTTTGTACAAAAGGGAGCGGGTCAAGTATCGTTCAGTGCTTCAGGAACTACCATCAACAACAGGCAGTCCCACACCAGTATTAATGCTCAGTACGGAGTGGCTAGTCTAGTAGCTTACGCAGCTGACACCTTTGTTCTTGCTGGGGATACTGCATAATGTTCGTTCTTCCGACATTTAATCTTGGGGTAGTAGGTACAGTATTTGCTGCTGGAGGATTTAATATATCAACGAGAGATACAGAAGCTAACATCCAAGCATCCACACCAACCAATCCATCAGGGGAAGTAACAATAGCTTACGGAACAGACACCGAGGACTTTTACATTTGGGATGGATCGTCTTGGTATGTTTATAAAAATATATAATTAAATGAGTACATTACTAACTTGCACTTCTTCAACTAGACCTAGTTCTCCATCCGCTGGTGATACATTGTTTGAAACAGATACTAATAAAGTTATCGTGTACAGCGGTACAGCTTGGAAAGAATATCAAGACAACGGGAGGTTGTACAACGATTCAGACATCACAGCTTTAAGTCCGCATTTATGGCTAGACGCTGAGAACGGAGATTTCTACGACGATGAGTTGAAAAGTAATTCAGTATCAGACCATGGGAAGAGAGTAGGTACTTGGGCAGACAGGTCGGGTAATGGTTTCGATTTTACACAAGCTACTTCTACCTTCCGACCTCTTTTAATTAAAAATTTTGGAAGACTTAATAGAACATTTCTTTTGTATGAATCCAATAAGCTGGGGTTTACAGGTACTGCATCCAGTCAAATAGCAGGTGCTGGAAGTACTATGTTTTTTGCACTTCAATACGGTGCTGTGAATGGTGATTATATTTTTAGATCAAGTGATTTTACTACTAGAATAAGAGCTACGCTTACATCAGGAACTAATCTTCGTTTCCATGCACAAAATTATGCAGGTACTGGCAATAGTAGTACTTATTTACTTACAGATAACAATGATACATTAACGCATAAAACAGGTATCTTAGCTTTTCGTTTTGGAAGCTCGTTAGCAGAGGCGTTTGTAAATGGAACAACACAAGCAGACACAGAGACCACAATAGGTACAGGTAATCTATTAACTAACGGAGTTACTTACGAAATGTTTTATAATGATGTTGCTGACGAAAACCCTAATATGCTAGGTGATTTTATGCTGTTCGATTCAGCCTTATCTGACTCAGATATGAATACAGTTTTTAGTTATCTCAGTAAGAAATACGGGGTAGCTGTATCAACTCTTTAATCGGTATGCACGAAACAGCCCAAGGGCTATATCATTCGTTGGAGAACCAGCGGTGGTCATTCTTAGACAGAGGACGTACAGCTTCTGAGCTTACACTTCCTTATGTCTTACCACCAGACGGTCACAACTACGCTACTAAGTACTATACACCGTACCAAGGTATAGGAGCTAGAGGTGTACTGAATCTTAGTAGTAAGCTATTGCTTGCACTGCTACCACCTAACGCTCCGTTCTTTCGTCTTGTTATAGATCGCTATGAGTTAGACAAAGCAAAGGAAGACCTCGGTGTAGAAGGAGCAGAACAACTACGTACTGATTTAGAGAAAGCATTATCTGATGTAGAGCGTAGTGTATCACAGGAAGTAGAAGTACAGAACTTCAGGAACGGTATCTTCCAAGCATTAAAGAATCTATTAGTTACTGGTAACTCTTTGTTATATCTCCCTGATGAGGGTGGTATGAGAGTGTTTAAGTTGGATCGTTATGTCGTGAAGAGAGACCCAATGGGTAACGTTACACACATAGCTATTAAAGAAACAGTAGCTCCTATGATGCTTCCTGAATCCGTAAGAGAGGAAGTATATAGACAAGAGAAAGAAAACAGTTGTGATTTATACACAGCAGTAGTTAGAGAAGATGACCACTTCAATGTTTACCAAGACGTCAAGGGTATGCTCATCGAAGAAAGTGTGGGTAAGTATCCGATTGAAAAGTCCCCGTGGCTCCCATTACGTTACACCCAGATTGATGGAGAGGACTACGGCAGAGGATTTGTTGAGGAGTACCTCGGTGACCTCAAGTCGTTGGAAGCACTTACAAAAGCGATTGTCGAAGGTAGTGCAGCAGCTGCGAAGGTATTGTTCATGGTCAACCCGAACGGTACAACAAGATCAAGAACATTAGCAGAAGCACCCAACGGTGCAATCGTACAAGGTAGTGAAGCAGATGTATCGGTGTTACAACTTAATAAGTTCAATGACTTCCGTACTGCTCAAGCTACTATGGCTGGTATAACAGACCGATTGAGCCAAGCATTTTTACTGACATCTGGAGTAGTGAGAGATGCAGAACGTGTAACAGCTGAAGAGATAAGAATGCTCAGTCAGGAGTTAGAAGCTGCATTAGGTGGTCTTTACTCTTTGTTATCTCAGGAGCTACAGCTACCCATCGTCAGTCGTTTAATGGATAAGATGTCTAAGAGTAAGAGATTACCTAAGATACCAAAGGACATCGTTAAACCTACTATTGTTACGGGAGTTGAAGCTCTTGGTCGTGGTAATGATCTAAATAGATTGGATATGT